GGCGGTGGTACTAACACTGGTAGCGGTGGTGGTGCTGGTTCAGGAATCAATGGTGGTGCTGGTGCCTCTGGTGGTTCCGGTCAAGGTGGCGGTGGTGGCGGAGGAGGAGCAGGTGGATTATCTGCTCCACTTCAAGGATCCGGCGGTGCTGGCGGTGCTGCCGGTTCTGGTGGCGCAACAGCAGGCTCAGCCGGGCAACCTGGTGGTACACAGTACCCCGCACGGTTCGGCGGCGCTGTTGGCGGTAACGGCGGCAATAGTATTGGTGAAAATGCTAACGGTGGTCAATCAGGCGGTAACGGTGGTTTTCAGGGTGTAGTTATTGTAGAATATTGATATATGATAGTTTTAATTATGGGATTACCAGGGTCTGGTAAAACAACACTTGCTATTGAGCTCAAAAAGATTACCGAGCAGCACGGATACACTGTTAGCTGGTATAATGCTGATATGATAAGAGAGCTTCATAATGATTGGGACTTCAGTGAACAGGGTAGAATGAGACAGGCAATGAGGATGAGGGATCTTTGTGTATCCAAGATGATGGAAGGTACAAAAGACCTCATCCTATGTGATTTTGTTGCACCAACAAACGTGGCTCAGACTATTATTCCTGTCAATAGGTTAATATGGATGGACACTATAAAGAAAAGCAGATACAGTGACACTAATAAGATTTTTGAGCAACCACGTAGATATGATTTCCGTGTAAGAAAGAAAAACGCTAAACTATGGGCTCAAATCATTTTTGATAATATTATGGGTAGTTCGAATGACACAATCAAGATCAGTTGAAATATTTAATTCTAAGGGTGCTCTTCATTTTAAAAGACTGATACCAAAAGAAGTATGTTACCACCTAACCCATCTCCTCTCTATCAAAGGGGCTTATGGGGTCGGAGGTGACCCTCAAGTTCCTAATTCCAAGGGAGTTGGTCACGGTGAAATGGGTTGCGAGGTCATCCTTGAATCTGTGTGGCCTATTATTGAGGAAGCAGTTGGTGAAGATTTGTTTCCTACGTATTCATACGCTAGGCTATACGGTAATGGAGATAAATTAGAAGTTCACTCCGATAGACCATCCTGTGAGATCAGTGTTACTATTCAACTTGGCCGCTCACATCACTACGCATGGCCTATTTTCATGGGAGGCCATAGATTTGACTTGGCTGAAGGTGACGGTGTAATTTACAAGGGATGTGACGTTCTTCATTGGAGAGACCAATGTAACGGTCCTCCAGATTATTATTCAGGTCAAGTATTCTGTCATTTTGTCAGGGCTAATGGTCCTCATGTTGATCATGCTGGGGATAAAAGATGGCCTGTAAATGATAATAATGAGATCAGTCTTCCGTTTCATAGAAACAGAATGTTTAAAATGTATAACAAGTGAGTATTGAATGAATAATAATATGATATATCCAATAGCCCCTTTTAGTTCTCCTGGTAAATCAAACTACTGTTATTGGGAAGATTTTCTTACAGACCAGGATATTAATTATATTCTTTCTCGTCCTGAGTGGTTTGACAACAAAGAAGCAGAGATAGGAAGTGGAACAGATGGTGTGGTAAATAAAGAAAAAAGAACTACTACTGTTTCTTGGATGGGTTGTGATGAAAAAAACCATGAAATCTGGCAAAAGATTACAAATGCAGTGTGGGCTGCTAACAGGCAGTTTTTTCAATTTGATTTAACTGGTTGTTATGAACAAGCTCAACTCGGAGCTTACTCAGATAAAGATAGCGGTCACTATGACTGGCACATTGATAGTGGATTAGAAACCGTAACAGTGCCGAGAAAACTAAGTATGGCTCTGCTACTAAGCGATCCATCGGAATTTGAAGGTGGTGAACTTCAGATGAAGTCTGAAAGCAACAACATTTTCAGTGCCGAACAAAAAAGAGGACGAGCATGGTTTTTTCCATCATGGACACTTCACAGGGTAACACCTGTCACAAAAGGACTCCGTAGATCCTTGGTTTTATGGGCAGGCGGTCCGGCTTTCAAATAAATATTCTTGACAAACTAAATAATTTAATGTATAATGTGAAGTTATGGTTGTATGAAGCAACTAGAAATGTGTTCTGGACGGGGGTGCGATTCCCCCCAGGTCCACCATAAAGAAATTTGATGAAACCAAAAAAAGTAAAACAGTATTTTGTTATAGTAGACAAAGATGACACAGTAAAAAGAGTGTGTTGGGCACCTTTACTTTGGGATATTCCTAACCTGGGATATCGTTTTACAGGATTTGACGGTGGTATTCCAAAGTTTCTTTATGTTGGGCCTGCATAGTTTCGACAGGGCAAATAGTACAGAAGTGGACAACTCACCAGAGTAGGTGTAAAAACTAAAACAAACGTAAATGCAAACGATAGCTCTTATGAGTACGCATTAGCAGCCTAAACACTGCTTAGGGTTTCGGTTGGTTTCCTCGTAACAGAATAACCAACCATTTTATTAACTTTAGGAGTTTATTTTGAAAAAATTGAGTTTATTTTTGGCCACTTTGGTCGTGAGTGCTTCAGCAATGGCAGGTGGTTATGCATCATTGGAATATTCCGATGAAAGCAATCGTTCAACAGGTGCAGAGAATATCAAACAAGGTTTAGTTATTGGTAACAAAGTTGACAGTGTTGACTATAGTATCAAAATGGAAAATAGCCAAACTGAAATTGGTAGTGGATCAATCACTCAAGCACTTGAAGTTCGTGCAAGAAAAAGCCTTGGTGCATTGTATGTTGGTGCTCGTTTAGGTGAGAGAATCACAAGTTCAACACACTTCAGTTACTACGCACTTGATTCTGGTGTTAAGTTCCCATTGTTTGCAGGATTGACTGGTGATGTTGGTGCTCGTTACCACAATGCGTTTGAATCTGGTAAATTGTATGAAACAACCCGTGGCCACGTTGCAGTAGGTTATGCACTTACTAAACAGGATGCAGTTGCAGTTCGTTGGAGCCGCTCATGGGGTGATGAAGAAAAAGACGCAGTACGTTTACAGTACACACGTAGCTTCTAATTTGAGGGAAAATATATGAGTGAGAAAATTAAAGGTACACGTACCGAAGAAAACTTGAAAGCAGCTTTCTCAGGTGAATCACAAGCCAACCGCAGATACTTGTATTTTGCAAACATGGCAGACGTAGCAGGAGACAATGATATTGCTGCTCTGTTCCGTAGTACAGCAGAAGGTGAAACTGGACACGCACATGGTCACATGGAATATTTGATTGAAGGCGGTGCAGGTGATCCAGGTACAGGCATGAGTGCTAAAACTACTACAGAAGCTTTGGAATCAGCGATTCACGGTGAAACACATGAATACACTGACATGTATCCGGGTATGGCAAAAACTGCCCGTGATGAAGGCTTTGAAGAAGTAGCAGATTGGTTTGAAACATTAGCAAAAGCTGAACGTAGTCATGCTAATCGTTTTACTAAAGCTTTGGCTGCACACAAAGAAGCACAGTAACACGTAGTTTCTAATCTACTAAATAAGTATATGGGTTCGGTGGGACCCATTCAAAAAACCACCGCCACACTTACACATTACACATCACACACTATTTTTTAATCAATCAATAGGAGATGTAGATGTTAAATGAATATTTAATATATTGGATTCATAATGATTCGGAAACTGACATAAAAACACAAGGTTATGTCGGTATAACTAAAAATCTAAAAAGAAGAATAAGAGAACATTTACCTAAAATAAATTTTTTAGAAGGTAGAACAGTAGATATTTTTTTATACGGAGAAAAAGAATATTGTAAAGAAATTGAATATCAGTTAAGACCAAAAAAACATATTGGACTTAATATTGCAGCTGGAGGTGGGATTCCACCAGATGTGACAGGTATAAAAAGAAGTGATAAGACAAAACTTCTAATGTCTCAAAACAATGTTGGTATGAAAGGTAAAAAACATACCGATGAGACAAAAAGAAAAATGTCAGAAACACGAAAAGGTTTTGGTAAACCTCACACAGAGGAAACCAAAAAGAAACTTTCAGAAATCGCAAGAAAAAGAAAGTTCAATCCCATGACAGGCAGAAAACACACAGAAGATGCCAAGTCAAAAATTTCCGAAGCTGCATTACGCAGACGGAAAAATACACAGACACAGGAGTAATATAATGCAAAATGTCATGTCCGGATATCAAATCCGTTTGGAACTCTTAAAAATGGCAAAAGAAATGCTAGAACAAGAGTTTTTCAATCAAAAAGAAACGGTTAACCTAAATTGGGAAGCAAAGGTAGAAGCTGCCAAAGCAACAGGTGAACCTACACCAATCCATCCTGGATTTCCAACATACCCCTCAGAAAACGATATAATCAACAAGGCTCAGAACTTGAATGGTTTCGTTTCAAATCAACCAACAACTTCACCCATTAAAAGTAACAAGAAGTCTGTTTGAGGGTTTAAGGGGGTCCTCCCCTTTTTTACACACACAAGGAGAATAGATGAGTAAGTTACTACCATCAGTAATACTTTCAGTTTTAGTTTTTTTACCTTTAACGTCCCAACAACAAACATTCAAATACGAAAATGCCATATCACAAGATATTGGCAAACAAGTGCTTTGCATGGCCAAAAATCTCTACTATGAAGCCGCAGGTGAATCTTTTGAAGGTAAATTAGCAGTAGCACAAGTCACCATGAACCGTGCAAATAGTCCCAAATTCCCTTCAACTGTCTGTGAAGTGGTCTACCAAAAAACAGGCAGTACATACCAATTCAGTTGGGTTGGTGAAAAAGTTAGTGAAATCAGAAACAAGTACGCATGGGAAGAATGCCTGATTGTTGCAAAAAAGGCCTTGACAGAACGTAAATTACATGATACAATCTACAAGACACAAGCAATGTACTATCACAATACCTCGGTAAATCCGGCATGGAAATTGAAGTACGTTACAAAAATTGGTAACCATTTATTTTATACGAGAAACTGATGCCTACAAAAAATGAGATTAGTGAATTTAGTGAAATGATAGGCAAACTATCATACACACTTGGTACTACACATATGGATGCCATTGTACACCATTGTGAAACTACAGGAATGGAAATTGATGTGGCATCTTCTCTAATATCATTAGCACTAAAAGCCAAGATTAGAGAAGAAGCCGAAGATTTAAACTTAATGAAGAAAAGTTCTAAATTGCCACTATGAGTTTTACTTTTGAGGAAGGGTCTGGATTCTCAGCCTTTGCTTTATTCAATGCAATCAAATTACATTTTACCTCTGATAGTTATGATTATTTTAAGTATGGCGGTAAAACCAATGTCTCAAAGGACACTTTTGCCAACCGAAAAGACAAGTATACATTCTATCGCCTTTCCAGAAAATACAGCCTACAAGAGTTGAGGGATTTCTATGTCTCTAATTTCCTAGTCAAGGATGTAAATTGGGTTGGTGATATTGCCAATGCCGAAGGTGAAGAAAACCACAAAAACTGGCAAAAAAGAAACCAGCGCTTGACATATGAGTTTGAACAAGATATAATCCGTATCTTAGAACAGGCAAATAACCCCGATGAATTGGTAATAGTGCCATCAGGTGGTTATCCGGCATTGTTACATGGCGCAATGCAGAACAGCATTTCTATTGAATCATTGGTGATATTGAATAGTATAATGAATTTCTTTCCAATGTGGTCCAAGAAGATATCAGACGATATTATATGGCCCACATATCAAAGGAAGTGTTTGAGGTACGAACCATTTCTTCAGTACGATAAAGAAAAGTTCAAAACCATTCTTAAAGAAAGTATCAAAGAATTATGTCAGTGAAAATTTCAAAAGTTTACTTAGATATGGATGGTGTGATTTGTGACTTTCACAAGAGATACACAGAACTATTTGGTACATTACCAGAACGTGATGACAAAAGTAAAACATTTTATAAAAACTTTGATACATTTATTGAAGTCAGAAGCTTTGCTACACTAGAGTTAATGCCAGGAGCTATTACACTTATTCGTTCATTAGAAAATCTCTATGAAGAATATGGCATTACAACCGAGATTCTTTCCTCTACTGCCTCGGAAAAAAGACATGAGGGTATCAAGGAACAAAAAGAAGAATGGTTACTTAAACATGGTGTTACATTCAAGCAAAACTTTGTTCCAGGTAAACAACTGAAATATAAGTTTGCTTCTCCAACTTCACTGATTATTGATGATACTGTAAGTGTTATTGATGATTGGCGTAGAGCAGGTGGTCAAGCAATATGGCACAATAATGTGGCCGCCACCTTGGCAATGTTGAAGGTTTGGCTTTGACAACGCCTAAATAAATGTATATAATGTACACTGTGGACAATCCGTTTATAAATTTTATACTCCGTTATACTAGAAAGGTAATACAATGGTAGATTTTTCAAAAATGAAAAAGAGTTCAGGTAATCTGGACAAACTCAAAACAGCCGTAGAAGCACTCAACGCTTCAACAGAAGGTGGCTCTGACAAAGAGAAATTCTGGCGTCCCGAAGTTGACAAAGCAGGGAATGGTATGGCAACAATCCGATTCTTACCAGCATCACCAGCCGATGGTGAAGATGGTTTGCCTTGGGTTAAAATCTTTGGTCATGGTTTTCAAGGACCAGGCGGTTGGCTAATTGACAACTGTTTGACTACTAAGAATCAACAATGTCCTGTGTGTGAACACAATTCTACTTTGTGGAATTCAGGCATTGAAGCTAACAAAGAAATTGTACGCAAACAAAAGCGTAAATTGAATTATGTTGCTAACGTATACATTGTCAGCGATCCAAAACATCCTGAGAATGAAGGTAAAGTAATGTTGTTCAAATTCGGTAAGAAAATCTTTGACAAGATTACCGAAGCAATGAATCCTCAGTTTGCTGATGAACAAGCAATCAATCCATTTGATTTGTGGAAAGGTGCTAACTTCAAGTTGAAGATTCGTAAAGTTGAGGGTTACCAAAACTATGACAAGTCTGAATTTGAATCTCCATCACCATTGTTGGATGACGATGATGAACTTGAAAAGGTTTGGAAATCAGAACACGCTTTATCAGAATTGGTTGCTGATAAAGAATTCAAGACCTATGATGCTCTTAAAGACCGTCTGGAAAAGGTCCTAGGGTTGAATGGTGAGAAACCTATCACTAAGACAACCGTTGAACAGATGAAGGCAGCACCTAAGAAACCTGTGGCTGAACCTGATATGGCAATGGCTGATGATGACGATATGGCATATTTTGCCAAGTTGGCACAAGATTAAACAAAAGCTCCTTTCTCAGAACTTTGTTTAGACCCCGCTTCGGCGGGGTTTTTTATTGGTTAAACTAATCTCAATGAATTGTATATCATTCGTTGGAATGTTTCTTCTTTGTTTCTCACTAAAGGCACTGGTACCTTTTGGCCTGTTGCTGATTTTTGGTTAACAACATTTGTTTTATCCTGTGTAGCCTGATTTTTCTCTGCCGATGTTGGTGTAGACAAATTCAGACTTACATTTTCTTGTATTGCATTGTTAACAGAAGAAGATTTTGGTGGTTCTACAACAACAGGAGGTGAAGTAAAACGAGGCACATAGTTTTTCATACCTTCTTCAGTTGATGATGAGGTAGATGTTGTTCCAGGAGTAGATTCATTTACCAATGTTGCTGTTTCACCAGTATCAAGTCCCTTTACAACTTCTGCACTTCCTTTCACATCATTCGGAGCAGATTTTGCATTTCTTTCTTTAGCAGCTTGTATAACATCATCTGCAAGTTTATCAACTTCTTCTTTTGCTTTTATTTGATCCTCTGGTGGTAAACTGAAAAGTGTTTCAGCAGGATAAGCTTGTTCTAACAATAACTTAGATACTTCCTTTTTATCACCACGTTCAGCGGCTTTTTCTATTTGTTTATCTTGTAAATATTTTGCAGCGGCCGCTACTGCTACACTTCCAGCAATTACTGTACCACCGGCTGCAACACCAGGAGCCATCAAAGTACCGACAGCCCATCTACCAGCACTTAATAATCCCTTAACTAAAGGAACACCAACTTTTTTAGCAATTTCGACAATAGAAGTTTTTAATAAACCAATAATGTCAGCTAAACCTTTTAATTTGTCAAAAATATCTCTGATAAAATTCATTATTCCATCTAAGAAACCGCCGCCTTGTTTTTCTTTTGTTGCGGTTTCTCCATCAAAACCAATATTAGCCAATGCTTTCAGTAAATCTCTGTGGCGTTTTTCATCATCCAGTTTTACACTTTCTCTAAGGTTATTTTCCTTTTCTCTCAGTATCATATCCTTCTCGTGACTTTTCTGTAAGAAAGTAAGAATCTGATTCAGTACGACTTTCATTCCGCTGGTATCTTCACCTTCACCACGACCTGGTATTCCTGTGATTTTTTTTCTTCTTTCACCAATTGGACTTGCTCTACCAGTAAAATACTCAACATCTTTTCTGGAACGACCAAATAATTTACCATATAAAGCAGGACCCAATCGTGAACCAAATGTTAAGAATTTAACAATATTAAGTGGATCGAACTTCTCTTTGATGCCTTTAATTCTGGCCTGTGTTCTTAAGCCAACAGCACCTCCAATCGCACCACCAAGGCCTTTGCCACGAATAAGTTCATCAGCAATTAAGTCCTTAATAGAACGATTTCTAATTTGTCTGGCTTGTTGATAGTTTAGTTGATTGTCCATTTAATTACCTTTAATTAAAAAGTTTTCTGAAGAATCCAGGTGTATCATCTTCAGTCTCGGTATTTTTTACAGGTGAATTATTTTGTTGATTTATAACTGTTGTATTCGTGCCGTTAGGAGAATTTTTATTTTTGTCATTTAACTGTTTTTTACCATCTTGGTTTTGCACAGATTCTTTATTTAATTGGTCGCCTGTATTATTCGAACTCATCTCAGCAGTAAGAGCTTTAGCTATTTTTGCTCGGTGTGCTGATTCCATTTCACCCGATTTTAATTGTTTATCTTGAAAACCTACAGCTTTATTGACCTTATTGATATTTTCTAAATCATTAAGGTTTTTGATTCTATCTTTTTTGTACACTAAGAAAAACCAAGGAACGGATTTAGCCGCAATCAATGGGTTGTTTAATAAATCTGGATTTGAAACCAAATCTTCTTTTATATAATCACCTAAAGATTTGTATGCATCTTTTCCGGTAATTTGAATAAATCCTCTGCCTCTATACTTAAACCCATCACCTTCGGCTGTGTTTCCCATTCGGCTACCATAAACAGAATTACCAATTTTTTCTGGATTTTTTTGTATATCTAAGGCAGTTTGATTTGGTAAATATCTTTTACTTTTTTCATCTTTTATTAATTTTCCACTAGCATCTTTGTTAGCAAATCGGTTGGGCCAAGTATTGGCTAAACCATCTGCGGAATAATTTAGATTTTCACTTTGTGGAATGAATTTAGATTCAGCTTCAACTTGAGCCAAAATATTTGCTTGAGCTGTTGTGGATACAATTCCTGCAGCTGTTAATGCTGCAATAACTGCTATTTTTCCAGCAGGTGCGCCAATTGGAACTTTTGGAATAGCACTTGGACCGGGTTTTGGTTCAGCACTTGGTTTACTTGGTTGAGGTTTGTTTTGTTCCGCAGTTCTTTTTGCTTCTTCTGCTGCTTTCTTTGCGGCTGCTTCTTTTTCAGCTTTTATTTTTTCTGCTGTTTTTTTAGCTTCCTCATCTTTTAATCTTTTGGCCGTGGATTTAGATTCTTCGTCTACTTTCTTTTTAGCGACTCTGGCTTCTTCAGCAGCTTTCTTTTGAGCAGCTGTGGCTTCTTCATCTACTTTCTTTTTAGCAGATGTGGCTTCTTCATCTGCTTTCTTTTTATTGGATCTAGCTTCTTCAGCAGCTTTCTTTTCGGCAGATTTGGTTGGCTGTGATGGTGGCTTAGTTTCTGTTTTCGGTGCCTGAGCAGGAGGTTGAGTAGGGCCTTTAGGTGGTGCTGGTGGCTGAGCAGTACCACCTCTACGTCCTTTAGGTGTACCTCTAGGTGCTCTAGGTGGTGATGGTGTTGTCGGTGGCGCTGGTGGTTGAGCACCACCTTTTGGTTCTTTGGGAACAGTATCTTCTTTTGCTTTGCGTTTTCTTGGTGTAACTGGTTTTTTCTTTCTTCTGCCAGTTAAAGCCTTGATGATTTCTTTGTTTCTTATGTCTTTTTTTAGTTCTTCAGATTCTAAAGTACTTTGTGCCAGTTCATGGTTGAGTCTTTTGTCCTCTTCCATAATCTTCATCATCTTGTAGATTTCACCTAAGACTTTGGCTGGTGGCATATTGTTTTTGTCAACCAACTCAGAAGATGAATCACTATTCAGTAAACCACCAGTTTTGTAATTTAGATTCCATTTGGCAAACTTCTTTGCACCACCGAGCAACGACTTGCCAATACCACCTAAGGACATTTTACTGACTGAATTTTTAGTTTTGTCTGATGGTTGTGCCATTTTATTTTCTTAGTTTTTCTTTTATCTTCTGGTTCTCTTCCTCAATATATTGGACTAACATTGCAATGTATATGTCCCTTTCCCATGGCATCATGTTGTCTAATTCTGTCAGACTATACTTATGGTGCTGCATCAAAGAGAAATTTGTCCTATAATGATTTCTCAGGTTATCATGGCGAAAGGTTATACGAAAAAACTTTCTAGGCCTTCCACATCAATCACATGATGAAAACCACACTTGCCACAAGTCATTTCAAGTTTTTCTTTCATCTTTGGTAGATTGTTGAAGAATTTCTCAATCTTTTCAAATTGTACTTGATTCAAGTTTTCAACAAACTCAATCATTTCTTCAATTGGTGTTTCTTTACCATAATAGAATTGCTCACCATCGTAGATGTATTCAATACTACGAGCCAACATATTAAAAGTAAGTTCTGTTTCATCTTCAATATCAGCAGAATCTTTAACAATGCCAAACACTGGATACTTCATTCTAATAGAAAGTTTATCATTCAATTCGATATCTGGAGAAATAGTTTCATCTATCTGTACCTTGATATCCAACAGATTGATATTGTGTTCCATTGTATTGCCACACTCTTTATCATCAACCTGATTATTACAACGATATTTTGATTCAATTACTTCACCTACAGATTTTGCTCTGAGGTTGATAAAGTAGAACTCAACGTCAATAATTGGCAAGTTATCAATATCAACATTTTCAGTCAAGGTACAATTATGTAAAATATCATAGATGGCACTATGTACAGAATCAGAATCACTGTTCTCCATGGCCATCAATAAGTTTCTTTGTTCTTTAACTAGAAACGGACGATATTTAAGTTTTTTCTTTGAAACTGGTAATTCAATTTCATATGTTGGCACATCAATTTTTGGTAAAGCCATAATAACTCCTTATAGTAAAATCAAAATATAAAAGATTGGTTTTGTTCCCATCTAGTATATGCAAATGTAACTACCAATTTATGGTAGCCGTCAGAACTCCAATCCAAGTCCATTTGATTCACGGACATTGGAAATGCATTAATAACCCGCACAGAATAAGATAATTTATTTGATACATCATATTGATTAATTATCATATCACAACAATAATCGGATTTATAAGCAACATTGTTTGTCTGTGATGGATTGATGAGTTCAAGCCACGAATCAAATATCTCTTTCTGTGACATATCATCATCAACGATGAACGTCAGGTCCAAATCGGTATATGTGGTTATGTTTACAAACTTTTCAATTGGACCATATGTTTTCTGTTCAACTGTATCAAATGTTCTACCTGGAAGTTGTGCAGCTTCACAACGCAAAGACAGATTTCTATTGTATAGAAGCATCAACGGAAATCCAGCAGGTGGTAAAATGATAACATCAAACCTATTGTTTCTTGCAATATCTTTAGTAAAGCTTGATATAAAATTACGTAAACTTGTTGCCGCCATTTATGAATTCCTTATTTCTTCTACAGATTCTTTCCAAACCTTAGATGCTGATGCCTTTTTAAACTGTTGAACCGGTAAATACATTGCCACATCCCACTCTTGGGGTTCAACGGCAAGTATCCTAGACCTTATATGAGAATACAAATATCGTTTGACACATGGCCTGAACTCTTTATACTTTCTGGAGGCGTTCAGGATTTCATAAGATACCCGTAGACGCATAATCTCATTATCATCGTTCAGGACTGCTCGTGGCATCAATTTATTCATGAAATATACCCTATACTTCAATGGTAGGTAATGTAAGTTCAACCCAAGAAAACCATCAGAATAACTTTCAATTGGTATCACAAGAGGGAACCTATCATAATAATCCATATCATTCTTGCCTTTTGGATCATATACAAAGAAATACATACCACCAATTTTAAATTTTTTGTTTACATTTGGTGTAGGTATAAGACCTTTTGGTACAAACCTACTTTTTTCTTTGGCCATTGGTATAGAAATGGCCAATGGATTTCTAAGCAAAGCAATTTTTGTTGTCAACCATCTCAGTGACTCACGGCTCATCGTCTGCAATTCAGCAGCAGATTTTTCTTCAGTAAGTGTAGTAAGTGGAGAGGGTTTTGTAGCCATGACTTATTTAGTTACAGGCCTAGGTGGTCCTCAGTGATGAGTTTGAATTCCCAATTACGGTCTAAACAATATTCAGTAGCAGCCTTCCATTTGGCCTGATTGACACCCCATGTAGTGACCTCAGTAATATATCTTTTGGTAACTCGCTTTTGTTGTTCTGGTTGTTTAGTTTGTTTCTTCGGTTTCACTTCCAACATCATGGTTTTTGTTACGCCATTCTTGTCTTTTACTTTGACAACGAAATCTGGAAAGTATCTGTGCCATCTTCCGTCAACAGGAGATACATAAGGTATCACAACCTCTTCTGATGCCCAAGACACAATACTTGGATTTTTGTCGAGCCAATTCATCACTCTTGCTTCCCAACTTGAGCGATATATGATATTTTTGTGGTCCCCAACATATTTTTGGGGATTTGTGGGTCTAAATGTTCCTGAATATGCCATAAATAATATATATAACGATTTTTCAACAAGGAAAATAATGGCCAACGCAATAATACTAGACACCACAAAATCCAATGTATTGGATGCTATACAGACTACGCCGGTTTCTAGTGCAGGTAATAATGATGAAGCATTTGTTGGACCATTAGCAACATTAGACCAACTGAACCAATACCGTGGTTCTTACTATGTTTATCCAAGGGATTTAGGTTCTTCACAAAAATTACATTCAGTTGTATTTAAAGCATATGAGATAGATTCTAGTGATTTTACAGTTTCTGATGTGAAAGACGCTTTGGTGAGCAAAACAGGAGATTTTGCTACTGGGATTAGGCAGACTACTGAGGATGTTCTTAATAATCCTACTGAAAAAGCAGCTGAACTGTATGATAAGACTGTGAATGAAACTGAAAAATTTTTAAATAGTGATGGTCAGGCGATAAGAAACGCAGCAAAACCACCCATTAAAAAGGAAGTTACAGATATAATAACACTGTACATGCCAGACAATGCTGAATTCAATTATGGTGCAAATTACAATCAAATAGGTTTGTTAGAAGCCGCAGCTTCAGTCCCAGTACTTGGAGCAATTCCAAATGCTATATTATCTACTTTAAATAATGCAGCTGCCAGAGTTTTATTAAACTCTATGGGTTATGTGTTTAATCCACAAGAACAAGTATTGTTTGAAGGCATTAACTTTAGAACATTTAGTATGTCATTTACACTTACACCATTTTCAGCTCCAGAAGCAAACGAAATTAAAAACATCATTAAAGCTTTTAGGAGAAATGCAGCACCGACAATTGCATCTGGTGGTGCTGGGTTCTTTTTTATACCACCTTCAGTGTTTGATGTAACATTTATGTACGGTAATAGTGAAAATCCAAATATAAACAAATTAAAAAGATGTGTATTAACTGATGTGAATGTCAATTATGCACCAAACGGAACATGGTCAACACACAATGACGGTTCTCCTGTACAAACAGGATTGACATTGAGTTTCAAAGAAATAGAACTTGTCGATAGAAAAGACGTTGAAAGCGGTTACTAAAATGAATTATTTTCAAACTTTGCCTAAATTAATTATTAGTGAAAAACAAACATCACAAATCGTAACAAATTTATTGACAAGGGTTAATATTATTTCAACTTTGTTGCAAGATCCATTAATCTTTTATTCATATGATATAAAAGATTCTGATACACCAGAAATTATTGCACACAAATATTATGGTAGTGTAGATAGATTCTGGATGGTTTTAATTTCAAATGAAATTCTTGATCCACAATGGGATTGGCCAATGACAAACAGAGTTTTTGATTCTTATATAAATGAAAAATATACACCTGCTGAACAAGATGAAGTACATCATTATCAAAAAACTATAACAAACACAACTGTACCAGAAGGTATAATTACTTCAGAAACATTTACCATATCTGAAGAAGATTACAACGCTCTAGTTGAATCATCAAGAACATATTCCACCATAACAGGTAATGTAAATATAAACATTTCTAAAAATGTCGTGGATAATTATACATATGAATTGAATTTGAATGAATCTAAACGAAAAATAAAGTTGCTTAATAAATCTTATGCAACCAAACTTGAAACAGAATTTAATAAATTAATGAATCCATAACATGACAAATACCGATTCACCAAGTGGTAAATTTTATTATCCACAAGATGCTGCAATTGACAAACTCAGTATTACTACTAATAGTGGTAAAGAATTTGATTTAAAATACCTGATGGTTGATTTATCAATCTTTGAGGATATCTACAGTTTCGTTATGTCTGGATATCTTATGGTTAAAGACGGTGTTGGTATCATAGAAAAAATGAATTTAACTGGAAATGAATTAATTACTGTGAGTTTTGGTAAAACAAGTAAAGATGGTGGCGACCCACTATATTTCAGACTATATTCAATTCCAAAAAGAAATCCTGTGGGTAACCTTTCAACAGAATATATAAAATTACACTTTTGCTCAGAAGAATTAATAATATCTGAACAAACAAAAATTACAAAATCGTATAAGGGTCAAAATATATCTAGTATTATAAGTAACATTTTGACCGATTATTTGAAAATACCACCATATAGACCACAATACATACAAGCAACAAAAGGTGTTTATGATTTTAATATACCATCAATAAAACCATTGGAAGCTATTAGCTGGTTGTCAAATTATGCAAGACCATCAGCAACTAGTAATGAGAAATTGGCTGATATGTTATTCTTTGAAACACAATCTGGTTTTAATTTTGCATCTATATCTAAGTTGGCTTCCGGAAATATATCAAGAACTTACAAGTACCAACAACAAAATATTTCACCAGAAGGACCGGCAGAAGATATAATTTCAATATTAGACTATGAATTTGTAAAAGCATTTGACACTTTGAATGAAATTAGTTCTGGTACATACGCAAACAAATTGTTATCTTTAGATCCAATAACAAGAACTGCCTGTACAACTATTTTTAATTATGCCACAGATTACAAGAAAACTTTGAATCCTGATGATACATTTACTGATACGAGAAATCTAACACGTTCTCCCAATAGTGTTATAAAAATGGCGATTGGTAATCAGAATCAAATGAAGAACTCATATATACCTCAAGGATCGGTTGCACCGGACATTTTCTTGGAAACTTTTGTGCCGAATAGAACAGCACAAATATCTTTGGCAAATTACACAGTAGTTAAAATTAAAATACCAGGCGATCCATTCATCACTGCTGGTAAAACAGTCCAATTTAATTTTCCGTCTTTATCATCTAAAAAGGGTTTGGATAAAAATTATTCAGGTAAATATTTGGTAACTGCTGTAAGACATTTGATACAATCACAAGGTATATACCAAACTGTATTGGAATTGGCTAAAGATAGTGATCCAAAGTATGAAACATTTTACAATAATCCATTGGGATAATATATGATGAAAAATTTTATAGGTTTAGACGGATTCATTTGGTGGGTCGGAGTAATAGAAAACAGAATGGATCCATTGGGTCTTGGTCGATGTAAAGTTCGTATATATGGTTGGCACACCAATGATACGAGTGGTACAGATCCTGCAAAAATTGCAATACCGGTTGATGATTTACCATGGGCGTTGCCTTTACTACCGTTAAATTCACGTAATACTTTCTCTGCACCAGAATTAGGTGATTGGGTTATGGGATTTTTTATGGATGGTGAATCAGGACAATTCCCAGTAATGATGGGTATTATGCCAGCTTTTGCACAACCACCAACAAATACTTGAGGTTATAAATGGCATCTTCAGCAGAAACAACAGTAAATTTAGGTGAAATTGGTACAATTAATTTTAAAATTGTCGAGAATTCTCCACCAAATTCACCATTTTCAAAATTATTAAATACAGCAGGTGTACAAACCACGCCTCAAATGGCCAGAGGTTATGTTAAAGGTTCAATCGTAGACTTTTTGAATGGTCAAACATCTCACGTTTGTGATTTTAAGTTTATTTTTCCAGATTTTGGTTCTATAATTGGTGACCTTGGTCTTTTAAGTCCAGTAGCAGCCATCAAAGATGCAATTAAAAATGCAAAATTGAAAGCAACAAACAGACTAAGGTCAATGATACAAATGATTATTACTGGTTTGAGAGCAGTATTAGATGGTGTTGTTCTTGCTTTGGGATTTGACGCAACGGGAATCATTTCATTTAATTTCAGTTTATTGAAAAAAATTGTCAGACAAATCAATGCCGTAACCAAAAAAATTGCTATGGTAGTAGAATCTGTTTTGGAGTGGGTATTTCTTGCTCAACAAATTATTCAATTAGTAAATTGGGTTAAATCACTACCAGCCAAATTACAACAGATGTTAAAGGATTGTTTGACACAATTCGGTAATTCTATAACACAAGTTGCAAAACAAATTCAATCTATACCAGACCAAATTTCAAATTTAACACAAACACAAATTACAAGTATTGCTAATGAATTTTCAGCTGCTGCTCAATTGACTCTAGATACAGTAAAGTCTACAGAAACAAGTAGTTCTATTCCGGATGCAGTTGTGCAAGCTCTTTCTTCAGACTCACAGGTTGATGCAATTAATCAATACATAAAAAATAATACACCATCAACAGATGCTTTGGCAGCAAATACGACAAGTGCTAAAATGGCCAACACTAATGGACCTTAAAGGAATAATATAATGGCAGAAGTACAAAAACCAGATTTTGTGACGGCGTGGACTGAACCAGAATCGGCTGCAAACACAGATTTTCAACCAGTATATCCATACAATAATGTTACGGCTACTAAAGGCGGTCATTCATTTGAGATGGATGACACACCAACCAGAGAGCGTATTCGTTTACAACACAAACTAGGTACTTTTGTGGAAATGCATCCTAATGGTGATGAGGTTCATAAAATTGTTCGGGATGGTTACACAATTATTGCCGGAGACCACAATATTTCTATTGGTGTTGATGATGGTAACCTTGCCAAAAAATTGAATATTACCGTTTATGGTGATGTTTATATGAATGTGAAAGGTGATAGAATCGAAGAAATTGATGGTAACTTTGAACAACATATTAAAGGTCACTATTCACAAACCGTCAATAAAACATCTACTATAACATCTTTTGGTGATATGGTAATTAATGCAGGTTCAACATTAAACGGAACATTAGAAGTAAACACACCAGATTCGGTTGTTTTTTCGGCTGACCTTGCTGTTGCTGGTGAAGTTACTTGTGATAAACTTACAGCGGCATCTAGGGTAGATGCTGGTTCTGGTATGAGTATTGGTGCAAGCGTTACTGCAACAGCAGCGGCCGCCGCAGGTTTTCCACCAGCTGGATTAGTCATACACAATGGTGGTGGTATTGGTGTTAATACAGGAATTGCAGTTCCATTTCAAATCAATTGTGTAGGTCCAATTAATTCCTTTACATCTATTTCATCACCATTAATGAATTCTGTGCTCAATGGTTCAGTTATTGCAAGTGACATTGTTAATAAATTATTAAGGTCTTTGCATATACATATAGCTCCTGATGGTCCAACAACAAATCCAACGAGTGGCGAAGTTAAAGTATGAATGAAAATATAAGGAATTATTAAATTATGGCTAGTATATTTGGAAGATTAGGTTTTGATTCAACGAATCCGGTGGCAGAGTCAATTGTAAAACCATTGGACGCTAATGTTATAGCACAAATGGCTATGATACCGCCTTGGTTGAATTCTTGGCAAACTAAAGATGTTGCGGAAGCAAATACAAGTGGATATTTTATAAACCCTGTGATAAACATAACACAAAATATTTACAATGCTGCAAATACTATGGTGGATATGGCAAATGGTTCTCCAATAAATGGAACCACTATAACTATTACAAATTTGTTAGCAAATACAAAAAACAATGCAATAATTCTTAGTTATTCAAATACAGCAACGCAGGATGTTTCTGAATGTGATAACTTTATCTATATTACTAATCGGTTATCAAACGTAGTAGGTATGGGAAGTGATGTTACTACGCCACACTATGATATAGCTATTGGATATGGTAAAATGATGAATTACATTACCAATCAATCGGATGGTATACAAAATAATGCACCTATGATAGGTGGTTTTACAAGTGTTTACGCAGCAAACATATTAAGTACTTTAGTTGCAAATACATCAAATCTTTTAATCATATTGCAAAACAGCATAACAACAACATCTTATGTAATTAGTGGAAACACTTATTATGACTACAATTCAACTATAAGTTTAACCGATGCGCAAAAATTAGACAATAGTATGTCTCAAATGTTAAGCACTATGGTTAGATGTAGAGTAAGTGATACAAATTTCTTCCAAAACTCTGGATCAGTTTTTAATGACTATAACAAAGTGGCAATATTTAATGGCATGGGACAAACAGAAAACCAGTTAATTCAAATCATTGGTTCGCCTAAACTACTTTCAAGGTTAAATGCAAATACTTAAAATTCGAAATTTTGCGTTCCGGCCCAAGAATTTTCTCCGACAGCTTCAAAAGTCCAAAAAAGCGTTTTACTCCTACGATAAATAAAGAATGGCAACCTCAACTAAACTATACTCAGACTTAGACTTCACTTTTACCAGAAAACCTGGTACGAATGATATTGCCCTTAGTTATGACGCACAAGCGGTTATTCGTTCTATTAGAAACTTAATTTTGACTAATCACTATGAAAGACTTTTTAATCCAGATTTAGGGTCAAACGTTAATGCAATTTTGTTTGAATTGATTTCATCGGCTTCGGCGGAGTCATTGAAGTTTGAAATAAAAACGTTGATTGAAAATTATGAACCAAGAGCTATTGTAAGAGATGTGGTAGTCACACCACTACCAGATAAAAACGCATACAGTCTTTATTTAAGTTTTTTCTTGGAAAATGCAACACTACCAACAACAATAACAATTCTTTTAGAGAGAACTAGATAAAATGGCCGGTGCTAATTCAAATATTCAGATTACAGATTTGGATTTTAATAATATTAAAAACAATCTGAAAACTTTTTTACAATCACAAAATATTCTAAAAGATTATAACTATGATGGTTCGGCATTAAACATTCTTTTAGATGTTTTAGCATATAACACACATTATAATGCATATTATCTCAATATGGTTGCAAATGAGATGTTCTTGGACACTGCATTACTTAGAAATTCTGTTGTTTCAAATGCAAAATTGTTAGGTTATACACCTAAATCCAGTATTGCACCTCAGGCTACAATAAATCTGACATTGTTTCAGGTTACTGATCCGAATTTGACTTTACCTAAGTTCACAAACTTTCTGTCAGAAGGAATTGATGGAACAAACTATAATTTTGTAACAACAGATGCAACAACAGTTTCGGTCTTTAATAACCAAGCAGTTTTTGCAAATACCATAATTAGACAAGGCACACCAGCATCTTCATCTTATTTGGTAAACGAATCAAACAATCCAAAATTTATATACAAAATAAATGACATAAATGTTGACACTACAACTCTACAAGTATTGGTGCAACAGTCATCTTCAAACAGTTCTTATGAAATTTATACACCAGCATCAGATTATTTGACACTCACAGGTGATTCACTTGTATACTTTTTACAAGAGGGATTGGATGGATTTTATGAAATATATTTCGGTGATGGTATTCTCGGTAAAAAATTAACTAATGGTAACATTGTAAAAACATCTTACATTGTAACTTCAGGTTCATTGTCTGCTGGAGCAAACAGTTTTGTATTGCTGGATCAGTTATCAGGTTTTTCTAATAATAGGATAACATCTATTACATCTGCATCACAAGGTTCAGGTAAAGAATCAATTTCATCTATCAAATTTCAAGCACCTAAAAGTTATTCATCACAAGGTCGTGCGGTTACAAAAGAAGATTATATCACAGCAATTCAGCAAAACAAATTGGGTTATGCCTTTGATGCTGTGAGTGTTTGGGGTGGTCAAGAAAATGATCCGCCGGTTTACGGACAAGTTTTTGTTGCCTTGAAACCAACAGGTGGATACACTTTAACACCTACACAAAAACAAAGATTGATAACCGATGTTATAAAACCAATTTCGGTTTTGACTGTTCTACCAACAATTGTTGATCCTGATTACACTTATGTACAATTTAATGTAAATGTTTATTATGATCCAAAGAAAACAAGTTCTACTGCAGCTCAAATTGAAAATCTAGTAAAGACAACAATTAACAATTATGCTCTGTCATCTTTAAATACTTTTAATTCCACACTAAAGTTATCTGATTTCACGACAAGAATTAATGATTCTGACCAATCAATTATCACAAATGAAATTTCTATTCAGTTACAAAAGAAATTTTATCCACAATTAGGTACAGCTTCAACATACAATTTGTTCTTTGGTGCTGAATTGAAAAAAGGTATGTTCCAAAGTGGTGTCAATAGTTCACCGTCTATTAGTGTTTATGATACTAGTGCTCAACTTCAAAATGAAGTTTATATTGAAGAGGTGCCATCATCTGCCGGCGGCGTAGAAGAAATTTCTATTATCAATCCTGGTTTTGGTTACCAAAAAACACCAACAGTTACAATTTTGGGTGATGGTTCCGGTGCAACAGCTGAAGCAGTAATCAATTCAAAAGGCGTTATCACATCAATTAATATAACAAATTCTGGCAACAATTATACAAGTGCAATTGCAACAATTACAAATGCTTCTGGTGATACAACAGGAACGTTAGGAGCTGCTGTTGTTTTACTTAAAGGTAGATACGGTACACTAAGAACTTATTATAATAATACACAAAACGTAAAAACAATTTTGAATACTAATGTAGGAATAATTGATTACAATTTAGGTATTGTGACATTAAATTCATTAGACCCCATAAATGTTAACAATGATTTGGGACAATTAACAGTATCATCAACACCAGTAACAACTATTATTTCTTCAACCTATAATAGAATTATATCAGTTGATGAATACGATCCAAATTCAATCACTGTTAATGTTATTGCTAAAACAACATGATAACCGATAACAAAACATCTTTATTAGTACCGTATCAACTTCCGGAATTTGTTCGGGATGATCCTGACTATGCCAACTTTGAATTGTTTCTTAAGGCATATTATGAATGGATGGAAGAAACTGGTGGAGTAACAGAAGGATCCAAAAATCTTTTAAATTACAAAGACATTGACAGAACAACTAATGAATTTCTGGATTACTTTGTCAATGACTTTTTACCATATTTTCCAAAAGAAATATTAGTTGATAAAGAAAAAGCTTTAAAAGTAGCAAGACAATTATATCAATCTAAAGGAACATTATCATCATATAAATTTCTGTTTAGAATACTCTACGACTCTGATGTTGAGGTATTCTTTACGAAAGATGCTGTTCTCAAGGCCTCTGATGGTACTTGGTATGTTGCCAAGAGTTTGAAATTAAGTAGTTTAGATCCAAATCTATTGGAAATAAACAACCTTAGATTATTTGGTGAAACAACAAAATCAATTGCCACAGTAGAAACATCAATCATTGCTGGCAATAAAACAGAAGTTTATATCTCTAATATTGAAAGATTGTTTCAATCAGGTGAATTTGTCCGTGTAGTTGACAATAACAATCAAACTGTTTTATTTGGTGGTCAACCACTCAGAGCAAAAATAGTTGGACAAATCAGTCAAGTTAGAATTGATCCAAATAATAGAGGATTGTTGTATGAAGTTGGTGATCCTGTTATTGTATATGATGGTCTAAGTTCAAACACTGGTATTGGTGCCATTGCTGAAGTCGGTACAACAACCGCAGGGTCAATACAACGTATCAATGTAATTGATGGTGGATATGGTTATACTTCCAATTCAATTTTAAGAATAACAAATGCACCAGGAGCAAATGCTACTGTTGGTTCTTTGAATCCAGCAGCCAATTCTAGAGCAAATGTTGTTTTGGTTCCAATTAATGAAATAACTTTAGCACAATATACCACAATAGGTAATACACAGTACAGTTTCTTTTCTTCAAACCCAACTGCAAATGCTAATACAACATTAGCAAACTCATTTACATTCACAGCATTTTCAACATTTCCTATTTCTTCCGTTTTTGTAAATAATGGTGGCGGCGGTATAAGACAAGTGCCTGCTGTTACTGCTTTGTCGGTGTTCCCAACAGACGTATCGGGAAATACAGCATCTCTTACTAGTCTTGGTATGTTAGGACCAATTCAAATTGCCAATGGCGGTCGTGGTTATGTGGCAAATGATACCATAGTTATTTCTGGTGGAAGTGGTATTGGTGCCTATGCAAATGTAGCAACAGTTAATGCAACTGGGGCTATCACAAGTGTGGCATATGTTTTAAATACACAACGTCCATATCCTCCAGGTGGAATAGGTTACAAGAACACAAACTTACCAACACTATCAGTGGTGTCAGCTAATGCACAAGCATCTAATGCCAGTCTATTTGTTCCCGGTATTCTTGGTGACGGTGCCACATTCTCGGTTGTTGTGGATCGTGCTGGTTCTGTGACAACAATTAGAGTAACAGATTTTGGTGAAGATTATATTGCAACACCTAATGTTTCATTAAAAGTACAAGACATACTTGTTTCGAATGTTTCAATAACAAATCTTCCAATCAAAGGAGATTACATTTATCAAGGTGGTAGTGTCAATACTTCTTCTTATCTAGCAAGATACGATTCGATTACTTCCGTTACAACAGACGAAAATCCAGCATTATCAAAGTATAATTTGAGGGTATTTAATTACAAATCAAATCCCAATACACAGTTACAATTAACCATTCAAGATAAGAACATCAATTTTGTGTTGGCAAATACATCATTGAATGACCGTTATAACAGTTCTGGTTATAAAAATTATGGTGACGGAAATGCCAAAGGGTTTGCTCAGTTCTTAAATGGTTTGAACATCAGTCAAGGACAATACTTGAATACACAAGGACATCCAAGTTCTTTTGGTGTTTTACAGGATGAAAATTACAACAACTTTACATATCAAATTACAGTTGAAAAAGAAATTGAAAAGTACAGAGATGTATTGTTGAATTTATTACATCCAACTGGTATGAAAATTCTTGGTCGTTATGCACTGAAATCTAATAGTGATTTCTATTTCCATGGTCTTGAAGCACTAAATCAAGGTAAAACTTTAGGTGATTACACTGGTTATCCTGGTTCTTCTGTGTCCATGTCTGCTGATTTTACCAATCTAAGTAACAACATACTACAATTCAATGACTTGGCTGGTGTTGACATTACTGGATTTATTTTTGCTAATAGTACAATTGAAATCGAACCTGTAAATGGTCCGAATATAATTTCTCAGATTGTTTCTGTTAACACCGCATCAAATACAGTAACACTATCAACAAATACATGGTTGACGTTTGGAAACGTAGCGTTCGTATCAACAAGCAACACCACAAACGCCATAAATATATTATCATTGACGGGTGCTTATGACATTGTTAATAATCGTCAGTATAGTAATACAACTTATCCATTAAAAGATATTGTATATGCTGGTGACAGAATATTGGTTGGAAGTAACACAAGTAATAGTAGAACTGTTTCTTCTGTTGATTATGTAAATGGTATAATTTATTTAACTTCAAATGCCAACTTGACAAGTACAAACACAAGATTGTCGGTCAACAGAACATTGTCAGCACAAACAAGTGTAAGAATTTATGGACCACTTGGTCAACAATATATACCACAACTCATCACTGAAAGTGGTGACATATTAACAACAGAAGCCGATGAAATCATCCTATTGGGGTAAAGAATGTCTACAGTAAAAATATCAGAGTTATCATTAATCACACAACTGAATGCAAATACAAGTAACACCTTGTTTTTGGGAGTTGATTTACCAACAGGTGTAACAGGTAAGTTTACTGGTCGTACACTTGCTCGAGGATTGTATTCAAATGAGGTACTAAATGTTGGTAACAATGCCATCGTTTATCAGAATGTTATTGGTCAGTTTTCTGGTAACTCTGGAACATTTCTACAAATAAACAATCAAAACTTTGATGCAAACGGTTCATCAGATTACGTGGCATCAACAAATGATTCTAACAATACAAACAACTTCATTGACATGGGTATTAATGGATCCACATTTTCTGATCCAGTTTATTCGTCAATGAAACCATATGATGGTTATGTTTATTCACATGGACCATCTCATGTAGATTATCGTGGTAACTTAGTCATCGGTACTGCTTCCTCATCAGCAAACATAGTATTGATTGCTGGTGGTACAACAAGTTCTAATATTATTGGTAGAATTGGTGCTAACGTATTTGATTTTTTAAAGAACGTCAGAGTAACTGGCACAATAGCGCCGTCAGGTGGCATTATATTTGGTGATGGTACAACACAAACCACATCATCGGAAGGCACAGTTGGTTATGCCAACTCAGCATTTATACAAGCCAATGCTGCATTCCTGGTAGCGAATACACCAAAATCAATAGCAAATTCAGCAGCACTATACGCCAACGGTGCCTTTATTCAGGCAAATGCAGCATTCTTGGTAGCGAATACACCAGACGCTATCGCTAATTCTGCTGCTCTGTATGCCAATGGTGCTTTTACACAAGCCAACGCAGCATTTATAACAGCAAATACACCTACTCATGTAGCAAATTCAGCATCACTTTATGCCAATGGTGCTTTTATTCAAGCAAATACACCATCATATACTGCCAACTCAGCAGCACTATATGCCAATGGTGCTTTCATACAAGCCAATGCTGCTTTCTTGGTGGCAAATACACCAGACGCTATTGCCAACTCAGCAGCCTTGTATGCCAATGCTGCTTTCATTCAAGCTAATGCTGCTTTCTTGGTAGCCAATACACCAGATGCTATTGCTAATTCAGCAGCCTTATATGCCAACGGTGCCTTTATACAAGCTAACGCTGCTTTCTTGATAGCAAATACACCTACTCATGTGGCTAATAGTGCTGCGTTATATGCGAACGGTGCCTTTGTACAAGCCAATTCTGCATATGCAAAGGCAAATGCGGCACTAGCAAATACAACCGGCACATTTGCTGGTTCTTTGACAATCACTGGTAGTACGTTTGCTCAAGCGGTGAACACCACAAACCTTCAAGTGGTTGGAACAGCAAACGTTTCTGGTACATTGAATGTACTTGGTGATGTTACAATGAATGCTAGAGTGTTTATATCGAATGCAATTTCAACTTCAACTCAATCAGCAGTAACCATTTCAGCAACATCAAACACATCACTACCATCCAATGATGGTTACATGTTGCACATATCAGGTAAACCAAATGTTCCAACCAGAATTGTTACTGATGCATATGGCACGGGAGCATA